TTAGGTGCACGAACGGCTTCTAAAAGAATTTCTCTTAATTCTTCTTGAATGACTTCTCGTACTGATTCTTTTATGATTGTTTTAAATTCCGAAGCTTTCATATGCTTTTTTATTATAAATATTAAATTAGTATGCTTTTAAATTATCTCTGTCAATAATAAATTTAATCTCATCTATTAAGACATTGGGATCAGAGGCAAATGAATAATCTGTAGTGACTAAAACAATTCCTTGATTATTTTTACCTACCGCTCTACTTTGGTCTACTCTAGGAGTAAAGGCTCTTGTTTCAATTTCCAAAACAAATCCTTTATAAGTATTTCCTGTTTCTGTATTCTCAGCTATTAATTGAGTTTCAACAATACCATCTATAGTATCTGATGTACCTGTTAAAGTAGCATTTGGGTCACATAATAAAATTAATTCATCTAATTGATCTAAAAGAGTAACACATTGAAGTATAACTTGTTGAATTAATGCAAAAGTAGGAGCAACTGATGTTACTATGGATTTAATTTTAGGAATAACAGGTGTTCCATCAGGTAATAGTAGAGTTGTATTTGCAATTGTACCTAAATCATTTACTGCTGAAACTATAGCTCCAGGTATAAGTGGAATTAATTTAGCAGCTTGATTTAGAACAAATTCAGCTCCTTTTAACCCACTAACTAAAGCTTGTAGTAATTCTGCAAATTGGCCTGAAAAGTTAACTCCAGCTGAGATAGTATCTAATTGGGCTCCTGTATTATTTAGTACGTCTGCTAAATTATTTCTTTGTAATATTAAAGCTTCTAATCTTTCAGGTGTAGGACAAAATCTTTCTTTTAACTCTTCAGGGCTTAATTCATCTCTATCTAAAGCACTTTCTAATTGATCAATTCCATATTCTAAAAGTAATGCTGTTAATTGAGGTAAAAAGAAATCCTTTAGTTTAAGGACTAAATTTACTATAAGTTTACCTAATCTTTGTAATCCTTGAGGTTTAGCATCTTCTGGAGCATTATCGTTTATTTGACTGGGAGAAATATCTACTGAAGGAATAGATGATTGTTTGTTAACAAGATCTTGATTTCTTTGTTCTCTTACAGTAATTGGGTTAAGATCTTTTGATTCTAAAAAAATTTGATTTGGGTTAGCTCTTAAAACTCGTAAAGTAGTAGGGCCTACTTCTCCTGATTCAAATAAAAGATTATTTTCCTCTTGAAACCTTATAACAGCTCTTTGAGTAATGGGGTCAAAATCTCCATTAGCCTCTATACCTAATAATCTCTGTATTTCAGCAATTTCAGGTCCTTTATCTTCTATTTTAAAAATAGCCATTATACAGTATTTGAAGTGTTAGATAATGTATTTAAAATTCTTGTTTTATATTCAGGAATTTTTGCACTAATTAATTGGGCTGTAAATGAAGTAGGTGCTAATGGTGTTCCATCAGGACCATTAATTTGATTACTTAATGAAGTTGCTAGGGAATCTATATCACTAACTAAATCAGTTAATAAATCTACTAAGTCATTTCCTAAAACTAAAGGTTGAGCATTTTGAGTATCTCCTAAATATACAGAAGGTGTTTGAACTACAAATTCTGAACGAGCATCAATATTAACTGAAAGTTGAGAGTTTAGGTTTATTGATTTTTGAGATGATAATAATATATGATCTAAATAAGAGTTAAAAACTAAACGTCCCGAATTTAGTATTATTTGTTTCCCAGCATATTCACTAGGTAATGTAGGAGGATTAGATGAATAACTTAAATAATCATTTGAACTTGCTGATTCAATAGGTATTTGTTGATTAGATGTTAGATAGATAGATGAATCATCTAGATTAATATCTTCTAAAATATATTCTCCAGGATCTTGAATAATACCATATTGACCATTTCTTATTAATGTGATTGGATCTCCATTACTACCCGTATTAGACCAAAGATTACCACTACCTGTTACAGTACTTCCTAAACGGATACTATTACCCCATCTTCCTTCTTGTATTACATCTCCTTCATAGGGTCTTAAAGGATAAATATATTTTTTAGTTACAAATGTATTCCCAATATTAACAGTTAAATCCGAAGAATTTTCAATTTGTGGAGATCCTGCTTCTACTTCTTGGGTAGTTTTAGTTTGATTATTTGAAAGATATTGGTTGTAAATTTGATCTGGGAGTACATTTTGTTGTTGGCTATTCCAAAGATTAACAACACTTATATAATATTCATTTTTAGCACTTGTTGAGGTTACAGAATCTAAAGAAGGACCCTCTACTAAAACAACTACCTCATTAATAAGAGGTAATGCTTTATATTGTGGGAATAAAGGTTTTGCTGTAGGGTAATATGATAAGGCTTCACTTTGAGGATCTTTTACTGGTAGGTATGGTGTAGGAGATTCTACACTATCATAAAAAATAGTTCCTATAGAATCCCATTGCCCAAAATCATTAAATAAAGGATGAGTATCATCTAAAATAATACTAATTACTCTTGCTGATTTGGTTGTTTCAGAAGATTGGGATGTACCATTATAAGATTGAGCAAATGGATTTGCCATAATTACTTGCTTTGTAGCTTCTCCATTTCTTCAAGTAGCTGTTGTTTTTCTTCATCAGAAATTCCTAAACCACCTTCTTCATTAGAAGAATTAAGAGCTCGTTGTACTAACGTAGCCATTTTAATTAAAGCATCGTCATTTTTTACGCCAATTTCCATGTATTCCTTAATTAAAGGTACAATTAATGTTGCGTCACCTATGTCGGTAACCATCGGTTTTAATTCGGAAATAAGCGCAGTTACTTGCGCTTCGCGTCGCTTTTGGTTAGTGTAAATTTCTTCGAGTAAATCGGCGAATTTTTTCTTTCCAAAGACTAATTTTTCGAATTGTTGGCTCATATTTATACGTTTTATTTGGTTATAAATATAAACTATTCAAATTCTACATACCCATTGTCAAGGAAAAATATATAATTATCTTTGAATATACCATATAGCTGATTAGCTATTTTAGTAATTTTAGGAGTTTTTACATCTACCATTTCTCGTATGTAAATGTAAAGTGCTTTTTTATTAAAAATATCTATATCCTCTCGTTTACGAAATAATTCTAAAATAGCATCTGCTACTTGGGCATCATGTTTTTTTGGAAATAACTTTTCTAAATTTTCAGTACAATACTCTACATATAAACTGAGGAATTGGTTTATTGGTAGGTTTGCTGGATCTGGATCATCTAAATTATAAGAATGAGTATCATCTTTAAATAACTCATCTACTGGAGCTTTATCTATACGCTTTTTATAATTTTTCTGGTTTTGGAGAATTAAATAACGTTTAGCTATAGTACCAAAATAAGAATATGCTTTGGCCCCTCTAGATGGGTCAAATAAATGAATTTTAGATAATAAAAAAGTAATTACTTCATGCTGTAGATGTTCTATATCATCTACTTCTGTATAATAAAATTTAAAAGTGTGAATTATATTTTCTGTTAATTTAAAGAAAGCATAATGAATTTCACGTTCATAAATTTTAGAACGAACCTTAGAATCAGGTTCATTATTATATCTTACAATAGCATCTTCTGTATCTTGAGTGAAGTAGTTTTTACTCTTAGCTTTTCTAGGCATAGTGGGTTATTTGATTTTCTTGAGAGTGAACTCATTCAAGATGTCTTGTAACCCTTTGATTTGTTGAAAGAAAAAACCTACTTCGTCGTCACTGCTAAAGGTACCTTTTGCGTCTATGGTCTTTAGCTTTTTATCTGAAACCTCTATTACTCGGGAAATTCTATCTAAGTATGTTAGATAGCTAGACAAAATGTCTTCTTGCTTCTCTATTTTACGTAGAAGGTTAAAAGTCGTATATCCTAAGACTACGACTAAAACTGATAAGAAAATAATAACAATAGTTAGTATCATAAGTTATCTAATAAATTCTTTAAACCTTCACTTTTTATTGAACCTAGAGCTTTATTTTGCTTACTAGCAATAGCTTTAGGCTTGCTCGTTAATGTAAAATTTTCTTTTGTGGATGTCACGGGATTTTTAAATTTCGGTAACCATTCACGTTCAAATTCAATTCTTGCAGCCATTAGGTCTGCTTGATGTACTATAAATGGTAATGCAGTACGTGGTTTTTGCTCTGGCATGAATGATTTAAGATATTTAGTATTTGCATCATCATACAAACCATCATGAGTTTGGATAGCTACCATTTCATTAAATGTATACTGAATACCGTGTGATTGAAGCATAAACAATCCTCGATCTGGGACAGAAGCGAATGGTACTTTAGTATTGAATTTATAATCTTCACCTAATTTATCACGTCTCCATTTATCATCCTGGGGGATGTATGATTCTTCATGTTCATCTCCCATTTTACCTAAGTCATGATTAATAGCAGAAAAAACAAGCTCTTCAGTAGTAAAAGTAGACATATCACAGCCTTCTTCACCCCATAAAGATGCTTGTTTAAGAGCACAACGTACAACGCGATTTACATGCTCAACATAACCTCCAGGAAAAGAGTTATGATATTCTTTTTTATGAGCAGCGGGCATCAACATGATGCGTTCTTGATATTGATTATAAAATTCAAGAAGTGCTTGCTTACGATCACCCGTGATGTGGGTTTCAATATTGGAGATAAAGATATCCCAATTCTCTTGGATTTGTTCTGCTGTTAATTTCATAACTTTTATTTTTATTATTATCTATTGTAAGCGTTTGAAGCTTCACGATCAATCATAGTGTTAAGATCTCTACATTCGTTTTCAATAGCATCTACAACTTTATGAATATCATCAACAGAAGTACCTTTACGGGTAACTATAACTTTAATAGTTTTAAGTTTTCCGTCAATACGGCTAAGTTTCTGTCTAAATAAATCTACGTTTCTCATAATTGTTTTGGGTGTTTATAATATTTATGGGCGACGTTACGTAACGTCTCGTACCCCTATCTCACATATCTCTTTCTCTCTCTATTCCTGTACCTCAAATATACGCTGAGGAGGTTATTTTGCCAAGTTATTTTTCAAGAGATCTAAAACTTTTTTAATATGTGCGCATTTTTCATAATGCTCTAGCTCTTCCCAAAAATGTAATGCAAGTTCACATGCGGTAATTGTATAATCATCTGAGAATATTCGAGCTGCGTCTTTACCTTTATTTGAAGTTGGTTTAAAATCTTTTAAATATGTCCATGCCCTGGTTTGAGTAACAAATTCTCCGGCATCATCATCAAAATTAATT